TGATCTGGGGAACGGCGATACTTTACAGCCTCGCCTTGTCTGGACATCATCTCTTAATGGGGCGTGGGCTACAAGCGTGAGATCTATGATGCATAGACTTTCATGCACCAATCAACTGATGGGTACTACACCCTTGTGGAAGGTGCGACGTACAGCAAATCATTCTGATTTGGTGGAGGCTCGTGCCCAGATTCTGTCTAACCAGATAGCGCACGCTGAAGCGTATGCTAATCAGGCTAAGATTCTGGCTTCGCAGGAGTTTACTGATGAGCAGTTCAGGAATCTTATACAGCATTTGGTACCTGATCGTCAAGATCAGGATGTCTCTGACAGGGCGTTAGATAACGACCTTGCTAAGAGAGGTATCATGATGCTGAAGTGGGGTCAGGAGAAGGAAGAGTTTGGTGCTGGATCGCATTTGACGGGCAGTAAATGGCTGGCTTACAATGCGATTCAAGGTGCTGAACAGCATTACATAAATCAGAACTGGAAGCATGACCCTGACAAGGCTTTAGCCAAAGCAGTAGAGGGTAAAACACCTTTTGCTAACGAGGCTTGGAGAACACTGACTGAGCGGTGGCATTTTGAAGCCTGATTATAGTCAGGCTGCCTGTAAAGGAATGGACACACATTTGTTTTATCCTGACATCTTTGGTGTACATGGAGAAAGAAAAATTAAAGTAAGCGAGTGTGCTAAAATTTGTGCAGAGTGCCCTATTCAAATGGATTGTTTAACCCATGCTTGCGAAACCGGAGAATTCTGGGGAGTATGGGGAGGAGTTTCAGAAAGAAGGAGAAGGATATTAGCAGAAACAAAAAACTATGAAGACTGGGCTGTGAGAAAATGCATTTCATGTAGCAAGAAATTTATGCCTAATAAAGAAAAGCAAACAACTTGCGGCGCAGTAAAATGTACAAACTATTATCGTAATAATAAATTAAAATTATCTTTAACAAAATAGAAAGAAGAAAAAACAATGGTTAAAATATTAGAAGAATTTCCGGGAAACAGTGTCGGCAGACCGGTATCAGATTACAACTGGAAAGAATGGTTTGATGGGAAGCCTAGGCTTTTGGAAAGGGGACAAGACTACCGATGCAAAGATGCTTCTATGAGAGCGATGGTTTCAAATGCTGCAAAGCATCACCTAGTTGCTTGCAAGACAAGCATCGTTAAACAAGGGATAGCGATACAGGCTTACCCCCTTCCACATCCACCACGTGTAACTGACTTGAACCAAGAAAACATATAGAGTAGGATGGATCTGTGGGACGGAGGGTTTTATCTCCTTTCTATCCCTCCGTCCCACTAATGCAGAAAGGTAATTATGGAACTTGAAGAAAGAGTAAGACAACTCGAGGAGATTGTCTCACCAACGGGTGAGGAACACAACCTTGCGGATGTCGTAACAGGTATCTATTCAAATTTTATTCAACACTTGATAACGACGGGAGACTTTTTATTTGATTTAGTTAACTATATAGAAAACCATTTAACTAACATTACAAATATGATTCCTGAAGAAATACTTGAAGAAATAAAAAAGAATACTAATAACGCATCTGAACCTAAACTTCATTTGCTAACAGACCCACCGGATTCCGCATGACCGTAACCCCCTCCGGTTCATGTGGTCCAAATGTTCCCCCACCCCCTTTAGGGGGGGTGGGGGAACAAGAACCAAGATAAAAAAATGACTGGCTGCTTCCAACACTCATGGCGACTAGCGCCGCCAGAGTACCGAGCGGCGTGTCCAACTAAAAAAGTTATTTGGCAGCAATGCCATGTTTGCGGGGAATCAAGAAACATCAAAGTAGAAAAATGGTTAAAGGAGAAACAATGACCGACATAGACTGGGACGCAGCGTTGCGTGAACTCAACACCGAAAGCGATATCGCTTACTTCAAAGCAGATCAAATCATAGAAAAATGTGTAGAACTTGCAGTTGATTGGATGATCGAAATAGATTTTCTTGGAGGCGGTGAACTCACTGAGGAACTAGGAATAAATCATCCTTCTTTTCATGATGCATCATTAGCAATGGCTACTGGAATTCAAATAGCCTTAGCAGGAATTCATCACCCCGGAGGAGAAGAACTAAATCAAAGACTACAACGATTAAAGTACGCTGTAGATGCTGTAACGGAATCGTTTAGAGAAGATGACGATGATCGTATCTGATGGGAGGATCATGCTGCGGCAGTCATGGCTAGGGCAACTAGCCATGTGCCCTGAGAGAGCCAGACAAGACATGGTAGGACTCTCTGAGCGTACAGAAACATCAAACACCATGATTGGTACCGCTGTCCACTACGGCATTGAACAATGCTTAAACGAAATGATGATGGCAGGAGAACCGTTGAACGAGTTGGACAGTGTGAACTCATCAATGGGGTATTGGGACGAGCACAGCCACGAGATAGATAACTGGAATCACACTAGAGAAAACGCTGAACAAATTATTGAAGCGAACACCAGAGTTTGGTGGAACGAAGTGATGCCAGACATGCGGCCAATAGCAGTTGAAGAACAATTTGAAGTTCCGCTAACAACATTAGAATCTGGAACAGAAGTGTGGCTGACAGGAACTATTGACTGCGTGCAGGAGTTTCCCTACGCGATCACTGATTGGAAGAACCCCGGCGGCAAACCACGAGACGAGTGGTTAATGAAACGCTGGTCAGTGCAAGCCGCAGCGTACACATACGCAGTAAACGAACTATATAAATTTGGCGAACCATTACCGTTTGAGTTCGTTCATCTCGTTAAGGGTAAAGTGCACCGCACCACGGTGAACTTTGGGCCAGCAGAGTGGGAAAGTCTGGTTGCTCTTGCCCGTTCTGCTGGCACCCTTATTGAAGCAAATCTCTCAACGTGGCCCCTCAACATGGCAGGCTGGTGGTGTTCACCTAAATGGTGTGGCGCATGGAAAACCTGCCGAGGGCAATACGCTGGACAAGATCCCTTTTAACCAATAACAGATAGGAGAAACAGGGAATGACAGAAGAAAACAGAAACAGTTTCACTGTGTTTCGCAGACAAGTTATCCAAACGGGTGACTATGAACCTGCCGAAGCATCATGCAGTGTCTCTATAACCATTGACGCAGATGCGTCACAGGAGAATGTAGCAGAAGAGATCGCTAAGTGGGGAACCACTCTAGAGATCGCTAACTACGAAGCACTAGGCGTAGGTTATGAACTTACAGAACAGGGTGTGAGACTCCTAGATAAAAGTGTTCGGTCCAGTACACCGGATGCTCCCGTGGCCCAACAAGCGACGGGGAATAAATCCTACAGTAACGCCAACTCCTCCAAAGGAGGATCTTTACAAGAGATCTGGCGTGACCTAATGGATAACCAAACTATGTGGTGGCCACCAAATTGGCAGGACAAATTAAACCCTGACAAAGAAGTGAACGCTAACGGCCCTGACTATAAGCGTAAAGCAGATGGTAAAGGCGTATGGCTATCCAAGAAAGATGGCACCCCGCTAATTCCAGACTGGTTTGTGTGTCCCTTTACAGGGAAAGACGCAGCCGCTCTTAAAGAAGTAGCGAAAGAGGTTAAAGCCTAATGGAAGCAGTCCTGCACTCGCAGGACGAAGTGGCCTCCCGACTCGCAGCCGCACAAGAAGCGGCTGCGACGGGGGGTAACCCATCTGAACCCCTAGAAACGTCTCAGAACGGCTCTAAAGCCGTCTCAGAGGACTCTGGGAGTAAGAAGCCCCTTCGTTTTGCGTTAACATCAGCAGTCGTAGAGAACCTTATAGGTTTTATACGCAACCCATCAGAACGCTGGTACCTAGGATTCTCAGAAATAGACATAGCGACCCGTGGCATAGGCCGTGGAGAAGTGTTGCTGGTAGTAGGCCGGAGCCACACAGGTAAATCACAAGTGCTGTTAAACAGCATCGTGACAAATCTGGTTAATGACCCCGAAGGCCACGTTGTCATATTTTCAATGGACGAACCTAGAGAACTAGTAGTAATGAAACTGTTCTGCCTCTTACAAGGCAGATCATCATCGGAAGTAGAAGAAGCAATCAAGGCTGGAGATAAAGACACACTGTCTGATCTTGAGCGAGCAGCGACACAAGAGTTATCACGTGTCGCAATCATTGACGAATCTATGACTCTGGAATCTATGTCAGCAGCAATGGATGAAGCAAGAGCATGGTGGGGTAAGAACCCATCGTTCTGCATGATTGACTACCTAGAATTATTACCCGGTGGAGAAGCCGACGCATCAGGGGTCACAGCCAAAGCACAAGCAGTTAAACGTTGGGCTAAAACTCAACGTGTGCCGATTGCTTTAGTTCACCAAGCCGGACGATCAGCAGGTAACCGAGGCCAAGCCGCCGGTATCCACGCTGGACGATACGGAGGAGAACAAGAAGCAATCTTTGTGTTGGAAGTGTACCGCAAAAAAGATGGGCCAGATCTCACCGATTGGGAAACCAGATACCATGAGAACAGTATCCAAATGAACCTGTGCAAAAACAAACGCACCGCCCGTTTAGGAGACTACGCATACTATCTGGACCCACAATGCGGGCACATCCACCCCTACTGGGATGAACTAATCCCAGACGGAGGTGACCACCCCGATGGATAGTACCGTAGAACAATTCTCAGAATTGTTTAGAGGTGGCCGAATAGCCATAGATAACTACGACGACAGCAAAGGGTTCAGACCGTGGGAATCAGAAACAGGGGAACCAAAACAAGCAACCGGCGAAGAGTTTTACAAAGCGGTACTCACACACTTTGGGAGTTACAAAACACCCATTGGTGTGTACCCGCTGAAGAAAGAAGAAGATCGTTACGTTGTTTACTGGGGTTGTGTAGATTGGGATGAAGGAGAAGAAGAATCTTTAATTCACGCTACCAACGTACAAACCCTGCTTTGGCAACTAGACGTACCATCATGGGTTGAAAGGTCACGCTCAAAAGGCTACCACTTGTGGGTGTTCTTTACTGAAGCGTTCCCTGCCATAGATGTACGCAACGGTTTAATCGCTGTATGTAAAATAGTAGACGCACCCATTAAAGAAGTTAACCCCAAACAAACAGAACTCTCTGGCAAAGGATGGGGCAACGGGGTGCGGTTACCGTACCCATCTAAAATAGATGCGAACGGCACCATACCCGCAAGGGTAGGACGCAACGTGGTCTTAGACCCTGAAGGTGGCGAAGACCTTTCATGCGAAGAGTTCTGCCGGATGGCATACAAAACAAGAGTAACGCCAGAAGATTGGAAACCAGTCCTAGCGTTATATGTTAAACCAAAACCATTGCCGATACCTAAAGTCAACCCGTTCCTATCAACATCCAACATGCGAGGACTAGCCGGAGCGATACGACGCAACGGCCCACGCATTACCAGCAAGAACCCCAACGGAGACAGATCAGGAACACTATTCTCTTTAGCCTGTGCCATGCACAAACAAGGATTCAGTTCTGCCGACATAATGACAGAACTAGAATCCGCAGACAGAGAATGGGGAAGCAAATTTGCTAACAGACCTGACGGACGTAAACGTTTATGGGAAACTGTAGTACGGGCACAACACAAAGTGCGGGGAATGTAATGACTTGGGTAACAATCGCTTGGATTGTGTTAGCAGGATGGGGATTTATGATAATAACAATGTGGTGGAACAAATGACAGAACCAACAGCGCACACAATAGTGATAAAGCGAAGACCAAAAGTTAAAGCAAGGCCAAGACACACAAAAGGAGGAAGAGTCTTCACTCCTAAAACAACATTAGAAGAAGAAGACCACGTTAAAAAAGCGTGGGAAGAACAAGTAGGAAAAACTTTAGCGTGCCCTGTAGAAATATCTTTACGCTACTCTCCCACAGAGACAATACTAACTGTGCTAGAGTCTCCACATAGTGCAAAAACATTGAGGGGAGATTTGGACAACTACGTGAAACTCACAATGGATGCTTTAAACGAAGTCGCTTGGGTAGACGACAGGCAAATAGTCAGAATCTCAGCAGCAAAGGTAGATGCAAATGGTAGTAAGGATTGATTTAGAACCTTGGGAATACGAATGGGCTAACGCTGTAGGTATACGACGTTACGCAGAAAACTGGGGCAAGCCAGACGCTAAACATTACGACGCTTTCCGCATGGAAGATAATCGCACCGCACAAGTAGCAGCCACTGTATGCGAACTAGCAGTAGCGAAAGTAACTAATCAATACTGGGGTGGACATGTTTGGCCGCAAGGCAAACACAAAGAATACAAAGACCTCCCAGATGTGGGAACAAACATAGAAGTCAGAAGGATACGCACCAGCCCCGATGCGGCTGTGCGTAAAAAACAACTAAGCAAAGGACTTATCCTTTTTGTAGCGCAACCAGAACCACCAGAACTCCGAAGCGTAGACATACTAGGATGGATAGACCACGACGAAGCGTGGGAACTAGGCAAACCATCTAGTTACGCACCAGACACAACACGAAATATAGCATCCACTTTGTTAAAAAGTGTCACAGAATTCGCAACCTATAGCAACCCAAACAGCGAGGGATAACAATGGGCAATATAGATGGCATCAAAAAATTACGACTTAGTAAGAAACTTTACAGAAGCAGACTTATCAACACGAACAGCAAAAAATCATCGTTACAAAACTGAACTAGAACAACTCATGGTGTTAGCACCCGGAGAAATTCCTTTAATAAATACTTTAGAAACAACAGCCGACATTAAAGAAGCCGTTGGAGAAGCAGTAGATAATCTTTCCTCAGAAGACAAAG